TTTAAAAAAACAAATTGCTATTTTAACAAATGATACAGACTATATTAAAACGCCTTATAAATCCTTTTTAAACTATATTTGGAAAGAATTCAATGCCATTGAAGATAGTAAGAAAAAAAAGAAAAGTGTTTTTAAAAGAGCAAAGGATTTCGCTAAAAAGGTTGATAAACAATTAGTCAGCGACGTTCATACTAAAAGTAAAAAAAAGAAAAAGAAGAAAAAGGGGAAAGAATAAAAGAAAGAATAAAAATAAAAGAATAAAAGAAATAATAAAAATAAAAGAATAAAAGAAATAATAAAAATAAAAGAATAAAAGAAAGTACTTAAATTTGTCTTAGATATTTCTCGAAAAAATTAATAATTTCTTTATCACCTGACGATACCAAATAATTGTGTGGATTTCCATTAATATATGTAATTAATGTTGGAATTGATTTGATTTTTAAATACGAACAAACGTCAGAACAATCATCGGCATCCAATACAACCATATTTACGTTTTCCGGCATCTTCTTCCAACAGCTTTCAACGCATGGAGAACTCCTTTTACATGGACCGCACCATGTTGCTGAAACTTTCACAATAACAAATTTATTACTATTTACATAATTTTGAAATGTTTTTCTTTCTCTGATAATTACTTTTTCACCCGGCATTATAACTTTATTATATTTATCTTTTTAAACTTTAAATATAATAATTAATTACCTTTAACCAACAATGAAATTTCTTCCAATTTTTCCTCCTTAAAATCTATATGACACTCCCAAAAATATTTACAGAAACTCCATTTTATATCCACATTCTCGTTATGTGCCTTATATGATTCTACTTTTTCCCTTATTGTTTCATTCAGTAAACCCACTGATTCCTTTGGTAATACATAAGCTAGTTGTTCATTAAATGTTATATTTTCATCGTTTTCATCAATTAAATTAACATCCCACAATGGTATAAATCTTAATAAGTCTACAAATAACGGAGGATAACTATATTTATATGTCCATCTCCAATTTATACAACCTTCTGTATAATATGTCATATTCCACAATAATCCTTCCAAATAATTTACCGATATTTTTTCTATATTTTCATCCGTTCTACTAGTATTAAATAATGTTTCATAATACCTATTCTCCCAATATCTATTATGTGGGTCTATGTAATACTCTTTTTCCCTGTCTATCATGGGTATCATATTTATTTTCATTTCTAATTTCTTTTTTTCTTCCTTTTCCCTTATTTTAATATTTCTGGAGATTCTATCTCTTATTTTATATTCGCTTTTTAGATTTTCATGTTCTATTCTAGCTAATTCCGTTACCATTTCCCTAACATTCCGCCATTCAATTACATTATTATCACTAATCAATCGCAACTTCTTTTTCCCCAAAATATTCTTATATGTTGTCAATATCGTATCTATACCAAATGTTCTTATATTTAATGATGGAAAATGCGGTAAAAAATCATTCCCCATAAACATCATTAAAAATACATAATCCTTAATAAGCTTTTCTTCACTCATATAAATTTTATCCACCATAGTCTCTATAATATATGTCATCAATGATGATGTTTCCATTAAATATAATTCATTTGGATCTATGTCTATATTCACCGATTTTATAAATTCTGGTGTTTCTCGAAATAAATATATATTCTTTGAATATTCCATGTGATTCAACGCTAAAATAATTAAGTCCGCATCTAAACCATATACAACATGTGTTTTTTCGTTTGTATTTTTAATATTTCTTAACACGCCAAATATTTTATGCTCTCCTTCACCCCGTTCCATTGAACCCGAAAATACAATTTTTTTTACACCATAGAATCCTTCTCTGCCCTTAAAAAACTCCTTTATTTTTTTATCTACATTTCTCATAAATTCTGTACCGGGTGTAATGGATGCCCTGTCAAATGTAGGTTTATCTACATGTATTTCTTCTTTTATAATTGATTCTAATAACTTTGATTTATATCGTCGCTCTTTTTGCTGCTTTAATTTCGCTATCGGTGCTATTCCATCAAATGCTATATACACTCCGTCAGTTGGCTGTATGATTTTAATATATTCATCGATTTTTAAACAAACCGTCTTTATTAACTCATCTTCTATATTTTTTTTATTTACATCTATTGTAAATAAAGAATCATATATAATTGAATTTGAATCTAGGTAAAAATAATTAACCTTTTTTTGAAATCCTGATATTTTTTTTATTAATTTTGTATAATTCTTAATTAAATAAGTATAATAACTCGGTATACCCATTCTTTTATAAATATAATATTATATTTTTAATTTATTTTCGTTAAAATATTTAATTTGTTTATTTCAAATTAATAAAATCGCAATATATTTTAGGAATAAATGTCAAAAAAAGTAAATACCAAGGTCAAACAAAACAAAAAGGTTTTTTCCATCAAAAAAACTCACGAAAAAATAGACTATTTTTTTTCAATTATCACCGATACCATTATTTGGGCAGAGAAATATAAAGTAAATGATATTATCAATGCTTCCGACTTAAATATTTGTATCCAAAATTTAGAAAATACATATGAAGAATTACAAGAAATTAAAGATGTTTTAAATTCAAGTAAAAAAAACACTACTCAAATTATTAATAAACTACAAAAGATTAACGACGATTTATCAATGTTGTTTAAAACATTTGGAACAAAAAAGATTCAGTATATTTTGGATATTTGCCATGGTCCCCAGTTTTTACAAAACTTAAAAAAAGGGGGTTGTGATAGCGAAAAACTAGATCTATTATTAGAATACGCTCATCCTATTTATTACAAAATAATGCCGTGGAAAAATAAACCAAAAAATATTAATAAAAATGAAAAAATTATTAAAAATAAAATTATCGAAGATTTCATGATTCTTGAAATGGGACAAACACTTGATTGTTTTGACTTGTGTAGAACATCTAATAATTTTAATACAAAGGTGTATGGTATTAAAATCGTTTTTCAAAACCACGAAAAGAAAAATACCACCATCATTAATGCTATTGTAGATGAATTATTGATATCATGTTTATTTCAAAACGCATTAAAAGTTGCTATAAAAACATCCCAAAAGATCCTGAATTTAAAAGCACAAACTTTAAATTTTTTGTTGGACATTTAACTATTAAAGAATGGCTCATATATAATAATAATGAATTGTATAATAGATTTGTTGGTTATAATAATCAAGCAATTTTAATAAAACAAAAAACCACTTCACAAGTTGTCAAGGAGTTCATTAATGCTGAATTATTTCAACAAAGAAAAACATTAATCATTCTACTTTTACAATTTGAACATAACGATTATCAATATCTAGCGTATTTACTTTACGATTTGTTATCAAATGAAAACAATGGTAATATCGATACTTTCGAACAAACTCTATTATTTGATAGTTTACCATGGCAAATCAAAAAATCTTTCAGAATTGCTATGAAAAATACAATTAAATATACAAAAACGTTATCTAGTTTTGACCATTCAAAAATACCAATTGAACAACAAATTTGTCTATTAAAAGCCTCTGATTCTGTTAAAGAAAAAGCCATGATTAAATTAAAAGAAGTTAAAGCGAAATCAGAAGATTCTGGGTCAAAAGCCAGACAATATCTCGAAGGTTTGCTTAAAATACCTTTTGGAATTTATACTAAAGAGGAAATTCTTGAATTATCTCATGTTAATACCGATAATATTCACAAAATTAATGAAAAACTTAAAAGTAAGAATATCAAATATAGTTGGCAGGATAAAAAAAGTTATACAAATATTGAAATTACCAACATTGTTAAAGAGCTCCAAAAAACTATTTTTCCCAATATTAAGAAAAATAGTATTCAACATATTATTAATGAATTTACAAAAGGGAAAAAATTAAATCTTATTACTAATATTTGCTATATTAATTCTACTATTAAAAAACTGGGACTTAAATATAAAAAATTGTGCCATTCTGGGAAAAAAAATGACTATATGAAAAAATGTATTAAAAGCGCTATTAATTATTTTAAAGATGATGATACATTCATTGAACAACTTATTCAGACAAGCTTAATCAAAAATAATCATATTAATAATTCTTTTTTCACAAAAAAAATACTTGATATGAATGAAAGGAAGCAAACCATTGTTGATAATATTTTAAATATTAACGATACGCTTGATAAATCTATCCATGGACACACGGAAGCTAAAAGACAATTAGAGAGAATTATTGGACAATGGATTACTGGAAAACAAACAGGTTACTGCTTTGGATTTGAAGGTCCCCCCGGTGTAGGAAAAACCTCTTTGGCTAAAAATGGTCTAGCCAATTGTCTCAAAGACGCAAACGGTAATACTAGGCCATTTTCTTTTATTGCTCTTGGGGGCTCTAGTAACGGTAGTACTTTATCTGGACATAATTATACTTATGTTGGTTCCACTTGGGGACGCATTGTTGATATTCTTATGGAAAAAAAATGCATGAATCCTATTATTTTTATTGACGAGTTGGATAAAGTATCCAAAACTGAACACGGTAAAGAAATTATCGGTATATTAACACATTTAGTTGACACCACTCAAAATATGAATTTTCAAGATAAATATTTCAATGGTATAGATTTGGATTTGAGTAAAGTATTATTTATTTTTTCTTACAATGATGTAAGCGCCATTGATAGAATCTTATTAGACAGGATTCATAGAGTCAAATTTAATTATCTAACAATTAGTGATAAAATTGATATCACGGAAAATTTCATCCTCCCCGAAATATATGAAAAAATGGGAATAGATGATATCATTGAATTAGATAATGATGTTGTTACGTTTATTATTGATAATTATACAAATGAAGCAGGGGTTAGAAAATTAAAGGAAGTATTGTTTGAAATTGTCAGCGAAATAAATTTGCAAATGTTGAAAGAAACAAAAAATTATAGTTTACCCATACACATAACTAAAGATGATGTAGAAAAAGTTTATCTTAGACATCGTAATAAAATTCTTAAGGCTGTTATCCACGATGAACCTAAAGTTGGTGTTATCAATGGTTTATGGGCAAATTCTCTCGGGTTGGGTGGTGTCATCCCCATCCAGTGTTTTTATTTCCCATCCACTAAAACGTTTGATCTTAAACTTACTGGACTACAGGGTGACGTTATGAAAGAAAGTATGAATGTCGCAAAAACTTTGGCATGGAATTTATCTTCAAGTGAATGTAAAAAAATATTTTTCGACGAGGAGAATAAAGAAAAGGGATTACATATTCACTGTCCTGAAGGAGCCGTTCCTAAAGATGGCCCTTCTGCGGGTACGGCTATTACAGTCGCCATTTATAGTTTGATTAATAATAAAAAAATTAAAAACGATATTGCTATTACAGGGGAAATAAACTTACAGGGAATGGTTACCGAAATCGGCGGACTTGAACTTAAGATTTTGGGTGGTATTAAAGCCGGTGTTACCACGTTTATTCATCCCCACTCTAATATTAAAGATTTTAACAAATTTTTAGAAAAATATAAAGAGCTTGATATTTCCAATATAACGTTTTACCCTGTAAAACATATTAGCGAAGTATTGGAACTTGTTTTTATTTAATAAATTAATAAAATTAAAATATTTATTAATTTATATATGCCTATCCCATTTAAACCACAAAATATTATAGTTTTTGCTTCTACATTATCTCCCATTTTTATCACCTTTTATTTTATTTTAGAAGGTGCTTTTAATGGACATGTTAAATTTATTATATGGTTGGTAGGATTATTTATTGCGATTCTCACTGGTATAATGCTTCGGTCATCTGGTGGTATGTCAGGGGACGTCAATAGTATGGCGGAGCGTGCCAATGATATTGATAATTACGTTAAAAAATGTGTAACCTTTGATGGACCATTCAATGGAACATATGATAAACTCGAAGGTCCTTCATCTCACGCGATTTTTCATGGATTCACATTAATGTACATATTATTAAGCGTATTTGATAACCCAAATGATGTCGGGTGGGGTTTTGTAATCACCTTACTTATTATCGCAACAATTGATTTAGCTGTTCGTAAAAAAAATAATTGTAATACTACAACCGATACCATTAAAGGTGGTACATTGGGTATTTTCTTCGGTATTATGTGGTGGCAACTTATAAAAAATTCTCCTTTCCCGGGCGAACAATATTTATATTATGGTAAAGAGGATACCATGAAAAAATGTAAATTATCAAAAACAAGATTTAGATGTAAAAAAACAAAATAATTTAGTAATAAAAATGATTATACATCGCCTTTAAATCTTTTTCTATTTCATCCTTCATTTTATTTCGCCGCCAATGAGAAAAATGTTTGCTAACATAATCCGGCTTAAAAAATTCTTGACAAAAATATTTATAAGCATTAATAAAAACTCCTCTCTTATATTTTTCCAGTTTTTCAGATAAAAATATTGGTTTATTTAATTTTTTATTTACCCAGTTATGAAAATTAAATAAATATACTCTTAATAAATCTCTTGTTATCATGTTATCTATTGGATTCGTCCTTGTAATGTATTTAACAGCATCTTCTCTACAAAATGGACATGGTAAATTATAACATATTTTTTTAATTATACTTATACATTTTTTATGATTAGTATTATAATACTCTGGTGATATTTTTTCTACATAAATATGAAAAAATAACCACGTCGGTGTACCCCACCGTTTCGACATTATATATAATTAATATAAAAAGATTTTGAGTATAATACATATTATGAATAATGACGATACATTTAACTTTAATCTATTATTGGCTAAAGCATTAAGCGATGGCGAAAATGAAAATAATGATACGTGTTTAATTTCAAATGAACCGTTAGAAGAAAACCACATTAAATTAAACTGTTCACATACATTTAATTATGGACCTTTATTTAAAGAAATAGTTATTCAAAAAACTATTAAAAATTATTTGGAAGTTCAAAAATTAGATAAATATTCTATGAAATGTCCTTATTGTCGTGGTATACAAAAAGGAATACTTCCCCCGAGAACGGGATTTAGTTCAATTAAGTATGTTAATTATCCAATGGAATATGTTATGAAAACAAATAAGTGTTCATATACTTTCGTTTCTGGTAAGAAAAAGAACCAAATTTGTAATAAGTTATGTCATGAACAATATTGTACCCAACATCAAAAAATTATTGATAAGCGTGCAATTAAATTAAAAGAAAAAAAGCAAAAGGAAGAACAGAAGAAAAAAAATAAGAAAAATAAAAAAATATATAATGAATTATTACATACTAAAAAAACACAAAAACAATTAGATTCTTTTTTCTCAAATGTCTCACAAACTTGTACAAAAGTTACTACTCATCCTCAAAAAAAATCAGAAAGACCTTATTTTGTTCACAAATGTCAACATATTATTACAAAGGGTAAAAACAAAGGCAAATACTGTAATAATTTTATGGATTGTACGGGATATTCTGGCGATTTAAGTAAATCTTATCCTAAATATTATGAAAAATATTTCTGTAAAACACATGCGAAATCCAAAAAAAATAAAAACACAATGAAAGAAATAATATATCCTGATATGGTTTTTATATTTGATTCTAGTAATAATTACATTAAAGATAAAGTTCTAATTGATAAACATTATA